CGGCTTTACCTCTAGGACATAATTTAGTCATTATCTTTTCCTCGCTGTTTGTTTTGCTCTTGCAAAGTTAGCTGCTGTTGGTGCACCCTTTGCACCTTTTTTTCTCATCTTACCACCACGTTTTCTTTTAGCGTGTATGTTTGCGTATAAACCTGGTCTAGCCATGCACTAACTCCTTACATGCCGGACAACTCTTTCTAAATCTAGAATGAGTTGGACAATGGTCTGGTTTATGAATAGGCACTTCCGGCTCTGGAGTGTCTTCATATAAAACTAAATGAGGATCCTTTTGCTCTTTTGGCGTAAATAAATTTTTTATCCAGTTCCACATTATTTTTTCCTTTTTTTATCGACACCTTTTATAGCACCTTTATTCTTTGATGCATAGAAAACAGTCTCACCTTTTTTGGCTCCATATTGTTTCTTCATGGACTTCATTATCTTTTTACCTTTAGGTGTTAATGGCATTATAAATCTTTTCCTTTGTTAAATCCGGACTCGGTAATTTTTTTACCACCAAGTCTTTGTGTAGTTCGTCTTAACTTTTGTCTAGCAGGATCGATGTCTTCTTCCATTTTTTGAAAAGAACGTTTCATTCTACCTCTTTGTTTAGTTGATTGTAACTTAACATCATCAACAGCTTTTTTTAATTTGGATTTACCAACAGCTGGTTTGACAGAACTAATAACTTCTGTACCAGTTGTTTTTTGTTTTCCAAAATTTTTTAAAGCTTTACCAAAGCCTCGTAATGCTGCTCCGACAACTGACATGTACTACCTATTTATTTTGCCAGACTTTTTAGCTTTTGAACCAAACTTACCATAAGACTCATCTCTTGAAGCTTTTAACTGTTTAGCAGTTCTTGGCTTTCTGATTCTCATAGCAATAGACTCATCTTTTCTAGCTTTGTAGCCTTGTTGTTTTTTTCCAACTTTGCCACCATCTTTAAACATCTTGCCACCTTTCATACCCATGTCGTTTTTGTAGTAGCCAGACATCATATCTTTTCTAGCAGTAGACATTCCACCGCCCATTTTTTTGACTCTGCCACCTTTTTTCATAAAGCCCATTTTGTTTCTGACTTTAGTTGGTAGTTTAGCAAGACCTGGATTTTTTTCTTTATCCACAGCTTTTAATGCTTTACCACCTTTTGCAAGAGCCTTTCTAGGCTGTGCAACTTGTGTGTTAAACCTTCTATTTGGCATTTTTATTTCCTCCGTTCCTAAAAATTTGTGTACCCTTTATACCATATATTGACGCCACGACAAGGATCCACAAGTTGGTGAACCATGACGGGAGCTGCGAGAACATCTCGAAGAACAATTTTACTTTGTCCATCGCAGATGGGTCATCAGAGATGACTGCCCAGGCCAGCACCAACACGGGCAAACTTAAAATTATAAGAACGGCCTCGTCCTTCCAGTCTGATTGACGAGCCTCCAGCAATTTACCCTGGTAAGCTTCCTCACCTTGGGCCATCTTGGTTGCATGCATAAGCTGCGCTTCTGACATAGCCATCTTCGTCTTCTGCTTGTTAGCGTAAATCTTACTTCCTGCAGAGACGGCTAATTTAATTGCCGATAACCACATGATTTAGTACCAAGTTGCTGTTTTATCTTTGTCAGCTAACATTCTTTTCGTACCTCTAACCTTTTCTTTGTCTCCTGTAGGGATAACGTTTCTTGCTCTTTTAACGTTAGCCTTACTTCTTGGATCATACTCAAGATTTTGGCTAGGTATCGACATTTGTTTAGCTTTTTTATAATTCATCATAATGTTTTTACCTTATATTAAGTTTTTGGACCTTTCAAGATTTTAACGTCAGCCATTTTCATCAAATCGTTGTCCAATTTTGCTGCGTTTGACATGGCTTGCTTTGTTAACGACGTATCAGCTCTTAATTCTGCTAATTCTTCGTTCTGTTCTAGCTTATCTTCCGTTAAATCTCTTTGTTGAACCAATTTTGCTTTGTCGATATTGATTCTTTCGTCGTCATATTGTTTTTTACGCTCGTTTTCCATCGCTCGTAGGTCAACTTCACGTGATTTTAGTTTTAGAAGAGGGTCATTGTCAAACGTTGACGTAATTTTCTTCTCTTCTTTCATAAAATCTTCTGTCATTTCTGCAATTAGCACTGCTTTTCTAGCTTCAACAGCTTGTGACATCACCTGTAGCTCGTTTGCTGCCTGTGGATTTGATGGTGCTTGCTGTTGTAGCATCTGCATTGTCTGTAATTGCTCTCTAAACTCTAATTGTATCTGTTCTTGAGCCATCAAACTTATGTGTTCGAGTATATTTTTCTGTAATGCAGCCATAACTGGTGGATTATTTCTTACCATGTTAGTTGCCATAAAGTTTAAATGCGAAGTTATGTGTGCTCTGTGGTCTTGACCAGGGAAAGCTTGGAATGGTTTACCACCTAATGCATCAATATTTTCTAACGCTGGATCTTTTGGTGCGTTAGGTGCAGGAGGTGGTAGTATTGAGTCTATATTTTTTACTCCGATTGCTTCATACATGTTACGATAAATATTATACATGTTGTGCATACCAGGATTTGCTGTTGCAAGTTGTAATTCTGTTTGTGCAAGAGTAATTCTTTGCGACATAGAAAAAATATTAGGGTCCGCTACAGGAATAATATCTACTCTGTCATCAAAATCTAATTGTTTGATTGTTCTTGCACCACCAACTACGTCGTACGGATACTCTGGTGGTAAATATTTTGATACAATATCTGCAAGTAATCTAAATTCTTTTTTCATCGCTGCATATAATCTTTTGTGTATTGCAGACATAACTCTTGATCCTCTCTCAAGAAGAGCGATCGTAGTTCCTACAGCTGCATTTTGATTACCATCCCCTACTTGCATCTCTGCAATAGAAGCAAATCTTTGTCCTGCTTGTACAACGATACCTAATAATTGTAATAATGTTGGTGATGGTTCTTTGTATGGTAACGGAAAGAATGCATCACGTAATGATCCACCCGGTGCATCAACATCTTTAAACTCACCTGGTTGTATAGGAGCTGCTTCGTCTTGGACTCTGACACCTCTTTGTTTAAAACCAGCAGGTAAGTTTGATAATGTTCCTGCATCTAGCAATTGACGGAGAGCAGACGTTGCCGTTCTGCTCAATCCGCCAATCATGTGAATGAGTCCGAAACCATAAAATCCTAGTCCTGGCAGAAATTTGAAGTGGACGAAGTATTGGATTTTATTTTTCTTCGGATCATCGGGCGCATAGTTCCTTCTAATAGAAAGAACTGTTCGGGTACTTTCATCGATAGTTACGACGTAAGGAAGTTTGATGCCAGTCGGTTGACCATCTTCTCCTACTTCCTCAAAACCTTCGAGGTCAAGATTAACATGACACTCGAGTAAAGTATAAATCGGTTGTGGTTTACCGGTAGCTTTAGTTCCTTCAAGTTCTCGTTCTTTTTTAAGAACAGGGTTTGTCTCAACCCTACCTGGAGGTCCTAAATCTACGTCACGGTAAAAACCAGAAACTTGCTGCTTACGCAATTCGTTTTCTGGCATTTTTATGACATGAATTATTGACTGTGCATCATCTAATGAGGTAGCTGTGTACGGTACAACTAATTCATCTGCTGGGACAAATTTAGAAACGGCTCGTCCCATTGTTGTGTCATAATAAATTTTTTTAAATGTTGAACCTGCAAGTGGTAAATGAAATAACATAGAATCAAACTCTGGTTCGTATTCTTCCATCTCATCCATCACAAGATAGTTCATGTAATCTTTTACTCTTTGTGCTTGTAAGTCGTTTGCTGGTGTTTGTATTCCAACAACTTGTGTTCTTACTGGTCCATCACCTGGTAATAATTCTTTGTATGCTTGTGCTTGAAACTGTGTAACTGCTTCTGCTAGTACAGGGTGCGTTGCACCTGAAGCTCCTTGAAATGGTTCTGATCTATCTTGATATTTAAATCCTAATAAATCTAAACCATCACGGTAACTTTGCTCCCATTCTTTTCTAGACGCTTTGTAATCGTTGTAGTCTCCAACCATGTCGTTACCAACTGGTTGTAAAACATCTTCTGGTAAAATATCTGCAAGGTTATCAAAATGATTTTCTGTGCCAGGTATATTTATAGCTCCCGGTTCAAAGTCGATCGTTGCACCGCCGTCTTCTTCGGGTGTAACTTCAACTGGTCCTTTTTCTACTTCCTCCTCTTTAACACTAACAGACTCGATCTCCTCTTCTGTTGGGACATCTATTTTAGTTCGCGTGTTACTAGGGAGTCCTTTATCTACTTCTGCCATTTAATACTCCTATGTATTTGTAACATAATATTTTATGTTTTCCAACCCTTGTGGGTTAGGTCCTGATTCTGGTGGTGGGCCTGATTTTACACCAGGTAGGTTAGCTATTCCACCATCTTTCATACCAATCAATCTTAAAATTTCTGCTATTCCTTCGTAACCTAATTCAGTTCCAACTAGTTTTGGATTTTCCAAAATAGCTTCTAATGTTGAACCTTTATATTTTTTACCTAACTTTTTAAAACCACTAGCAAGATAACCACCTCTTGCAAAACCTCTTACATTTTTTAAAGACTCTAATCCTAAACCTAATATTTTTTCTCTTTGTTCAGGAGTAGCTTTTCTTAATGCAATACTTGCACCAGGTTGTCCTCTAGCAATTGTAATGCTTGGATCTCTTATAACTTCTTTCATCATCATGCCACTTGGAGAAAGTTCGCTGGGTCTTACTGATATTCTAGTTTTAATGTTCTGATAACCCAGTCCTCTAAATTTACTTCTCAATGCTCTATCTGCTCTTGCCAGCTCACCTAATTTTTTTCTTTTTTCAGGTATGGGCATTTTTTTATTTGCAATTATTTTTTGTTGTTTATCTTGAATGTCGTTTAAAATTTTTTCAAATCTTTGATAACTTAATTTGTTTATATCTTTTGGAAGATATGCAAGATTACCTGTGGTAACTTTTTCTTTTTTACTTCCTAAATGTGATAACTCTAAACCAGATTTTTTAGGGGCAGCTAGTTTTTGTTCTAATGTTACGCTGCTTTTCTTTTTAGTTTGTTTGGTTCTTTTTTCTTGAGACTTTCTAACTTTTTCAGGATCTTTTCTTTTACCAAAATTTTTAAACTTAACTCCTTTTCTTTCAGTTTCTTTACGAGTTAATATGCCTTCGTTTCTAAAATCTTTTCTTCTGTAGTCTTTGTATTTTGGGTCATCAATTATTTTTTGCACTTCTTTGTCAGATCGCATCACATATTGATTTTTTTGTTTTGGATCTTTGTAGTCGTATTTTTTCTTGCCTTTTAAAATACGTTTAGCAATTGCTTTTACTGCACCACCAACAGCCATGTCAGCTCTATCATCTTCGTAGAGAAATAATATTTCATCAACTCTGTCCATTATTCCCCTAATAATTTAGCAATACCACCGCTAGCAAATTCATCCATTGTGTCAGCTACATCAGAAATAGATTTTGCTTTGTTAGCATCTTTAGCTTTCATACCTACAAACTCATCCAAGTTTGATGTGCCTCCTGAAATACCTTCTTCAAAACCTTTTGTATAAGATCCATCGGGAGTAGCTCTGTAGACCATCTCACCATCAAAGAATTCATCTACTCCACCACGTGGATTCATTTCATCTGGTGGACTTTTTTTCAAATAATAATCTCCAGGCAGGCCTTGGTCAGTTTCAAATCTTACACCAACACTACCAGTGTCCATTTCATAATCGACTTCTAAATCTTTTCTTGTTGGGTGTTTGTATGTTTGAATTCTATCTGACTCTTTGACTAGTTTACCTTCTTTCATAATTTTATTAACCAAAGGTGCGAAGTGTTCTGGCACTCCCATTGCATCTGTCTTGGTAACTGTTTCAACAACTTCTTCAACAGCTTGTGATCTTGGTCTGAATACATTGATCAGTCCTGTTTTAAGCGCTGCAATACCAGCACCACCCATACCCATTAATTTTAAAAATGCTCTACGTCCCATACCACCAGCCATGAAACCTGCACGACCGCCATCAGCCATATCTTCTGGATCTAAATCTTCATCTATTTTCTTTTTAAATCTTTCGATAGCTTCTTTGTTTTCTCTATTCATTCTTGCAGCAATCTCTGCTTCTGTCTCTATTGATTCACCACCCATAATTTTTGCTCCAGGTGGTATTCTTCTACCTTTCATATCCATAATATCAGCTAATTGTTTCATAGCTTTATCTTTTTGTTCTTTGGATTGTTTTTTGCTGGCGTCAATTCTGTTGATGATCATTTTTAATTCTGTTTCTGATTTAATTGTTCTTGGGTCGTAACCGCTACGAACTAATTTTTCTGTCACCATGGATTCTTGAAATCCTGCTTGCATCTGGTTTGGTAGTTTCGTGATCCCTGAACCTTGGTCCTTGGACAAGAGTTTGATAACAAATCTTCTAATGATCGGTGTCATTAATAATAATTCCTTTTACGAGCGTTTGTTGTGTTCTCTGTTATGTAATCTTCTGGGTGTTGTAATAACCCGCCCTGCCTAAATCGCATGATAGCTTGTGTGGTTGAATCCACGTAGTCATCATGATCTCCAAATGGAAATGCAGCACACTCCTCGATTACTTCTTCGGCAAACTTTTGATCTGGCGCCCATATCATTCCAGACTCAAAAAGTGGTGCGCATGCATTCACTCTTGCATGTTTATCATTTCCTTTGCTCGGTGTAAAGTTAACAACTGGTATATCCATTTGCCTTAACTCATACGTCAAAGGTAAACCTGATGCCTTTGATTCTACTATAACTGTCTCCGGTTTCCAATAAGAATATTGCTCTAATGCCATTCTTCGTAGCTCCGGAAACTCATATCTACCTTTAATTGCATCTAAAAGCAGGAGCTGCGGAGGGCCATCTTCTTCTGGATACCACAATCCCCATGTCGTTATCGCACTATAATCGGCTGTTTCTTTTTTCAAAAATGCTGTGTCGTAGCTTTGTATAACATGATAAAGCGGTGGTATATCCTCTGCATCATACTTCATCCACCATTCTCGTTTTAATATTGCACCTTCCTCACTAGTTGGTTGTTGCATCCACTGCGCATTCCATTTTGATACTGGCAGTGTTGCTTTGACTTTTTCTAATTCATCTAGTTTCCAATACTCTGGCCAAACAGGTTTTGTTTCTTGTCCTTGTTCCATGATTGCTGGAAACTCGACCACGTCCCATTGATCTGCTTTAGGTTCTTTCTGATTAGCGAGTAACATACCTGTTAGATCTTTTGTAGACCATCTAGTCATAACTAAAATGATTCTAGCTCCAGGTTGTAAACGTTGACGTGGACCTGATGTATACCATTCGTAAGCAGACTCCATCGCTGTTGGACTCATCGCGTCTTGCTCTGAATGTGGATCGTCTATGATTAAAAGATCAGCACCCCGTCCGGTGATGGCACCGCCGACACCTGCTGCGAAGTATTCGCCACCTTGTGCTGTCTCCCACCTACCAGCGGCTTTACTATCTTCCTGCAGCCTTGTTTGAAATATCTTGTGATACTCTTCCGAGTCGATAAGATTCTTGGCCTTACGTCCAAAACGTATGGCTAGCTCACCTGTGTGTGTTGCTTGTATAATTTTTAATTTTGGCTCACGGCCCACCATCCATGCTGGCAAAAGGTAGGACGCAAATTCTGATTTGGTATGCCTAGGTGGCATGTTTACAATTAATCTTTTTATTTCACCTGATGCAAGTTTATTAAATTTTTCTGCTATGTGTCTGTGGTGGGACCCCTCTACAAATTCTGGCCATACACATTTTACAAAAGATAGAAAGTCATTCTTGGCTTTTGATTGTATCTTTTTTTCTGCAAGCAGGACCTGCATTTGTTTAAATGTTTTCCTGACGTCTGATGGGAGTTTACTTATATCTATATTATTTACATTCATAAAAAATTTTTAAAAAATTTTTTGCACCACTTTAAGTGTTCAAAATGTTTTTACCAGGGAAAACTCTGTAAATCAAGCAATACAACCTAGAGTAGTGGGACCCCTTTTTGTTTTTAGGGGTATTGGTTTTTACAAAGTTTGGTTTTTGGGATTGGTCCTGGTACCTCTATGCATGACCTGCGCTGCATGAAGACGGCCCCGAAAGGCGGTGTGACATGCAGCCGGCTGCACCTGTTTGAGTTTATATGGCCGGAACAGGTAAACGGGCCAAAGGCAGGGAAGGTTAGTAGAACGCTCCCAGGAATTTTTAACCTTGAGATTTTATTAGCCGTTTATATCTCTTTCAATACAACCCTTGCCACTCAAGTTTCGCAGATCTATATTCCACCCTGCATATCCTATATAGTCCTTGACAGGTTATTTGTCAAGTGATAAAAACAAATCAGAAAGGAAAAATATAACATGACTAAAATGACTAAATATCAATTAGAGCATTTTGAGAACAAAGTTAATAGATACTTTGCACCTCTAATTGACGAACAACAATTATTAATCAAGCAGTATAGAACTGAAGCGACTAATAATGTTGTTAAAAAACTAGCAAAGAAAATGGGCGCAGAAAGACTTGGTTGATAGGGAAATTGAGAGAAGACCTGAAGGCGCTAAACTCAAAGACCTAAAAGACCTGAAACAAAAAGCAATAGATAATGTTATGGAAAGTGGAACGCCAGATGAACTTAAACAAAGTTTAAATCTGGTAGTTAAACATATTGGTTTAACTTGGAATGTTGATACTTCCAAAATAAAAGCGATTGCACAAAGTTAATTATTGACAGGGACTATCCTATATTATAGGATAGTCCCAGAAAGGATAACTAATGACACTAGAAGAGTTTATAAAAAGAGCTGATGAAGTAGAACAAAAAACAGACTTTGTTGTTTCATGGTTCGCTAAAAAATATAACAAGACAATTTTTAGAGTAGGAAACATGAACCAAGATGGTTGCAGAACTTGGGAGCAAGGTGGCAAAAAATATATGTGTTTTTGGGACACAGTTTTAGAAAGGTACACAACTTGTATTAATCCCATGATAACTTATAGAAAGGCAAGGAACTAATGAGATTATTTTTAATGTTAATGGGAGTGGTGATGGCGCAGGTAAGTTTGATTATTGCATTTCATACATCACATTTAATTGTTTCAGTATTATTATTATTTTTAAGCATAATGATGATCTTTGAAGGATTACCAAAGTATGACCGATAAAGTTAAACAAGTAATATGGGTCTTTGATATCGAAGAGAATAAGAAAAAAAGGATTAACCTGCAAACCCTGCTAAACCGGGCTAATCATTCTTTCAGGCATGAGAATATAAAATACTTTGCCCTGGAGAAGGACCGGGATGAATTTGCGAAGGACTGCAGGTCCTGATCCCTGGTCAAGCGCGGCCCCGGCTGATTTATTCAGAAAGGGGCCAAGCAACAAGCGGCAAGCTACAAGCTTGACAGGTAAAGTATAAAGGATTATATAGGATATTATGAAAACTAAAATCGCATTTGAAATAATAGGCGGCAGCCTCTCCAAACCTTCCAAGATGCCAGGCTGGTCAATTGGTTTACCTGCGAAGGAATGCAAGACCGGCGCAAAGCTGCAGCAGGTGAAAGGCTCTGTCTGTTATGACTGTTACGCCATGAAAGGTTGTTACGTTTTCAAAGTGGTGCAGGATGCACAGTACCGGAGACTGAAGGCCATCAGGAACCCGCTCTGGACCTGGGCCATGGTAACAATAATTAATTCTAAAAAACCGGATGTGTTTAGATGGCACGACTCCGGAGATGTCCAGGACCTGGACCATTTAAATAAAATTTATGAAGTCTGCAGGTTAACCCCGAGCAAGAGACACTGGCTCCCGACCCGTGAAGCGTGGATCAAACCCCACCTGCCACGGTGTCCAAAAAATTTAGTCATTAGGTTCAGTGCTCCGATGGTTAACCAGCGGGCGCCTGAATCATGGCCGCACAGTTCGATGGTCGTTGATAAGGGCTTCCATACCTGCCCCGCTCCAGCTCAAGACAATGAATGCAGGGACTGCCGTCAATGCTGGGATCCAAAAATAAAAGTTGTAAGTTACGG